TTCAAAACACGCTGAATATGTAAAGAGAATGTGCGAGATTGCTCACGGTGCTGGACGTTTAAGCCTAAACGACTATGTTTCATTAGAAATAAGCACTAACATACTGATTGATTACTTCTCGCGGTCGAGCAATGTTGAGATAGCTAGGGTTACGACTGATTGGATGGGAAGGCTTGCCGCATGATTGACCAACTTGGCATAGCTGCAACGGGCGTTACGGCTATTTATCTTAGCCAAGACAAGCGAGAAAGCTGGCGCAAATGGGCTTGCATATTTGGGCTTATTGGGCAGCCGTTCTGGTTCTACTCTTCATGGGTTGCGGAGCAGTACGGGATATTTGCGCTTTGTTTTCTCTATACGCTGGCTTGGGCTAGAGGATTTAAGACGCACTGGATGGGGAGCGAGGCTTGAAACAGCTAAAGCCCAAAAAGTGCAAAGTGTGCGGTGAGTTATATTCACCCCGTTCCAGTCTGCAAAAGGTGTGCGGCGTGGAATGCTCCAAAACCTACGCTAGAGCGCAAGGCTTAAAGAAGATAAGGCAAGACACCAAGATAGAGCGAGAGCGGCTTAAAAACCGTTCAGATTGGATTAAAGATGCTCAAGTCGCATTCAACACTTACATAAGGGCAAGGGACAAGGCAAATGGATTTGGTTGTATATCGTGTGGTACAAGACAAGGTAAAGAGAATGCGGGGCATTTTAGAAGCGTCGGAAGTTGCCCAGAATTGCGATTCGAGGAAAAAAACGTATATCTCCAATGTGAGCGATGCAACACATTCTTTCATGGCAACTTGCTCGAATACCGAAAAAATCTTATTCAGCGCGTCGGATTAGAAACAGTTGATTGGCTAGAGGGTAAGCACGAGCCTAAAAAATACACCATTGACGACCTAAAAGAGATAATCAAGACCTACAAAGCAAAGCTGAAAGAGGTTAAACCATGATCTGCCGTAACTGCATTCATCCATTCATCCCTAAAGCCGATAGACCGCATGAACAAGGTGGAATCAACTCAATGGCTAAAGCTGGATATAGGCAATGTGGAGCAGCCACCACCCCTGAACACAAGGGGTTATGGGTAACGGGTGGTAATAAGTGCGTAATCAACAAGTTCAAAGCCAAGGAGAAGCTATGACAGATTGGAGCGGAAGTCGCTAAACTGCGTAATCATTGCTGGAAGAACATCAAGGTTTGACAAGTTCTTTGATTTATAAGACAATTACCATATGCTACACGGTAGAAGGCTGATTGCCTTAACATACCATTCAGCTAGATACTTAGACGCGCATCTAAGTTATGGGACTAGCCACCGTGTAGTTGCATTTAGGACAACTCTTATTTGTGGTAAGTAAATATGGCAGCCAGAATACGCAAATCCCACCAAGATGAAGTAAGGGCAAAAATTCAAGCTAGTCAGCTTGTAAATGTATTGCAAAATCACGCGCTTGGAACAGACTCATCAGAATTACCTGCAAGTAGGCTTAAAGCTATCGAGATACTATTGCGTAAATCAATCCCTGATCTCCAAAGTACAGAGCTTACAGGTGAAGGTGGTGGCCCTGTTCAAGTAAATCGCATCGAGTTAGAGATTGTCCGTCCTAAGACTTAAAGTCCCGTCTAAGCTAGAGCCTCTATTACAGCCTAAACGCTATAAGGGTGCGTATGGTGGCCGTGGTGGTGCTAAATCCCACTTCTTTGCCGAACAAATCCTTGTTAGATGCTTACAACAACAAACTAGGGCGGTTTGTATCCGTGAGGTTCAAAATTCAATCAAGGACTCAGTTAAACAACTCCTTACCGACAAGATATACGCATTCGGTTTGGAAACGTTCTTCGAGGTGATGAACGACGAGATTAGGGCATCAAACGGATCGCTTATCGTATTCAAAGGGATGCAGTCTTACAACGCAACTAATATCAAATCGCTTGAGGGTTTTGATATAGCGTGGGTAGAAGAGGCGCAGACATTCTCAAAGTATTCCCTAGAGTTACTCAGACCAACGCTGCGTAAGATTGGGTCTGAGCTATGGTTTAGTTGGAATCCTAGATATAAGACTGATGCTGTAGATAAGTTCTTTAGAGCCAATCCATCGGATGAAAAGATATGCGTGAACATCAATTGGCAGGATAATCCTTGGTTTAAGGACACTCCTTTATATAAGGACATGCTAACTGATTATGCTGACGACCCGGACACGGCTGAACACGTTTGGGGAGGCGGGTATGGGCAGTCGCAAGGCGCTATCTTGGCTAGATGGGTGTCTGAGGCAGATAGGAACGGAAGAATAAATAACGATGTAAAGTATGACCGAGCTGGGTTGCCGATAGTAATATCCTGTGACTTGGGATTTAGGGACACAGCATCTTTCTGGTACTGGCAGGCTACTCTAGGTGGTTATAGATTACTGAAATACGACTCCGATCACGGATTAGATGCCGATGACTGGATACCAAGGACAAGGCAAAATATAGCCGCAATGGGGGCGCAACTTGGGAAAATATGGCTTCCTCATGATGCGAGGGCTAAGACATTCCAAAGTAAGCGCACAACGCAAGAGCGATTCAGTGAAGCGTTTGGTGTTGGAAGGATAGGGATTGTTCCTCAAACATCAAAGTCTGACCAGATTGAAGCTGCGCGAGATGTTATTAAATCGTGCGAGTTTCACGCCACTGACTGCGAGGATGGCTTAGACGGGTTAAGGGCTTGGGAGTTTGTTTATTCTGAGGATAATGGGGTGTTTAGCAGAGAGCCGAATCATAATTGGGCTTCCCACCCTTCAGACGCTTTTGCCTATGGGTGTCAAGTTATGAGGCTGGAAGAGCCGAAACATCCAACAACCCCGCCTAAATTCTGGCATGGGCAGACGTTAGATGAGTTATGGGATAGCAACCCAAAGAAACAATCACGGATTTAGCTAATTACTACAAAATCCACCATCCGCACTAAAAATGTGATATAAAGCAACGCGCTTTGTGAAAAGCCCTATTCCCGTAGCTGGAGTCTTTTATGCAAAAACAATCATCACAGAAATGGATTGACGAGCTTTCCCGCTATCGTGAGGCTTACGATAAATACACTGAGCGCGGCGATAAGATAGTTAAACGCTATCGTGATGAGCGCAAAGACGCTGACAATATCGAGGCTAGGTTTAATATCCTTTGGTCTAACGTAAAGACCTTAAAGCCAGCAATCTATTCTCGCACTCCAAAGCCAGAAGTTTCCCGCCGTTTCAAAGATTCCAACCCTGTAGCGCGGGTGGCTTCCACCATTCTTGAGCGTTCCTTATCCTACGAGATTAAACAGTTCGGCGACTTCCACGGCGCAATGTCTAACTGCGTTGAGGATCGCTTGCTGTCTGGTCGTGGTACAGCATGGCTACGTTATGAGCCAATCACCGAGGCGGTTGAAGAGCCGCAAATCACCGAGGACGTTGAAATCGGTGATGAAGTTGATGAGACTGCTGAAGAGAACCCGTTAGCTGGTGAAGAGCCATTAGAGCGCATTACCTCCGAGACTACGCCAGTTGATTATGTGTATTGGAAAGACTTTGCGCACCTTCCTGCCCGTACATGGGAAGAGGTGACGTGGGTTGGTCGTCGTGTCTATCTAGAGCTTGAAGAAGGTGTAGAGCGATTCGGTGAAGAGTTCCGCCAAATCCCTCTTACTTGTTCACCTGATGAGAAAGACAAAGAGAAGGCAAGCACCAAAGAGTTGAAAAAGGCTGAAATCTGGGAAATCTGGTGCAAGCCAACTAAAAAGGTCTATTGGGTTGCCCCTCATTACGACTATATCTTGGATGAAAAGGACGACCCGCTAGAGCTTGAGCAGTTCTTCCCATGCCCTAAACCTATCTACGCCACGATCACTACAGGCTCACTTGTTCCTATAGCTGACTTCGTGCTTTACCAAGACCAAGCGGAAGAGATTGACATCCTCACCTCACGCATTCAGCACTTGACCAAAGCCATGAAGGTGATGGGTATCTATGCGGCTGATGAAACAGCTATTGGACGACTGCTCAAAGAAGGTAATGATGCAGTGATGATTCCTGTTACTAATTGGGCCGCATTCGTAGAGAAGGGCGGATTAGATAAAGCGATTCAATTCATGCCATTACGAGATGTTGCTCAAGCATTACAACAGCTTTATGTGGCGCGTGATGCTTGCAAGCAGATTATCTATGAGGTAACGGGTATCTCGGACATTCTTCGAGGCGCTTCGATGGCTTCTGAGACTGCTACGGCGCAACAAATCAAGAGTCAGTTTGCCTCAATCCGTTTGAATGACTTTAAGGATGACGTAGCAAGGTTTGCCCGTGAGATTCTGCGGATGAAGGCGGAAATCATGTGTTCCAAGTATCAGCCTGAAACAATGCTGAATGCTTCTGGGATCATGTACACACAGGACGCGCAACTCGCCCCTCAAGCTATCGAACTATTAAAGAACGAGCCATTGCGTAACTTCGCTATTGATATCGAGGATGACACCTTAGTTCAGCTGGACGAACAGCAAGACAAGCAGAGCCGCATTGAGTTTTTGCAGGCTTCTGGTCAGTTCCTTAACCAAGCGACACAAATGGCGCAACAAGCGCCGGAGCTTCTGCCTTTGTTGGGCGAAATGATGATGTTTGGCATTCGCGGATTCAAAGTCGGGCGAACAATGGAAACGACCTTTGAGAATACGCTTAACCAAATCACCCAAAAGCAACAACAAGCCGCGCAACAGCCTCAACAAGACCGCGAGATGATGAAGTTACAAGCCTCTCAACAGTTAGAGCAAGGCAAGATGCAGTTAGAACAAGCCAAGATGCAGCAATCTGTCCAGTTAGAACAAATGAAATCGCAGATTGAGCAAGCCAAGATGCAAATAGAACAAGCTAAAGCACAAGCGGATGTGCAAGCAGAACAAGCAAAGTTGGCGTTAGAGCAACAAAAAGTAGAGTTGGAACAATATAAATTGCAAGTCGAGGCAGAGGCTAAAGGCAGACAATTAGAATTTGAGCGATGGAAGGCTGAATTAGCAAGCTCCACCAGTATTGTTACGGCTCAAATCTCAGCTAAGGCAACGATGGACAGCGCATTGCTATCAGCACAGCAAGCAGCCTCAAATGAGGTGGCAGAAGAAGTTGGTGGGTTAGAGCAAGTCGCTCAAATGCACGTTGAGGCAATGAACAAGATAGGCGATGCAATGGCTTACCCGTCTAACACCGCAATCTAGGCGCGTATCAGGAATTGGTTAAGCCTGTCGTTCCTGTTCAAGCGCAAAGTATTAGCACAAGTGGCTCTACTGAGGCAAAGACTCAAGCAATCATCGACGCTGAAAATGATGATGAAGAAGCGTTACTAATGTTGATGTGAGGGATAGATGGACGTATCTGCAATCGGCACTAAAAAGCAATGGTGGCTAGACTTCTGGAACATCCCAGAATCAGAAGCAGAGGCCGCTTGGAAGTTAAAACTAGAGTTAGACGCTAGGGGATGCCATGAGGCGCACTTTGGGGTTATGTCTGACATTCAGCCCTATAAATCCCAAATCACTGGCGAGATGATTACCTCCAGATCAACCCACAGAGCGCACCTAAAAGAGCATGGAGTGGTTGAGGTGGGTAATGAGCAGCCCAAGGTTAGAACTTCCGAGCGTACAAAGCAGGAAAAGCAGGACTTACGCCGCGAGATTGCGGCAAGACTTGATTCAAAACGTAGTTGAACCATAGGAGATTGAAATGTTGGTAGAAAACTTGGCAACCCAAGATGCAGTAGTTAATCCAATAGCAGAGAAAACAGAATCGTTAGACACGCGAGATATTATCGCCCGTGAGATTGAAAAGCACGAATCTCCAGAACAGAAGGCGGATCGCACTCGTGATGCAAGTGGTAAGTTTGCCCCAAAGCCGGCGGTTACTGAAAAGGCCGAAGTCAAAGAGCCTACCGACAAAGCGGAAGTAAAAGACACTAAGAACACGGCTGAAACCAAAGAAACCACTGAGAAACCTGCCCGAAATCCTTTTTCAGCGTGGAAAAAAGAGGCGCAAGCAGCTTTGAGCGCATTGCCTCCAGAAGTGCAGAACTTCATCCAAGAGCGAGAAGGTCAATTCCATAAAGGGATTGAGAAATACAAACAAGAGGCGCATTTAGCTAGAAACATCAATAAAGCTATTGCGCCACACGTTGAATATATGCAACAATTAGGCGTAACTCCAGACGTCGCATTTGCCAATCTACTACAAACGGAGCGAACACTTCGTACAGGTAGCCCAGAACAAAAAGCGCAGATGTTTAGGCAGCTGGCGCATGATTATGGAATTGACGCATCCCAAGTGGCACAAATGCCATTTGATCCAAAGATGCACCAACTCCAACAAGAATTAGCTCAAATGCGTATGCAAATGAGCAATACCCAAGCCTCTCAACAGAGCGCCGAGGTCGGTGAGATTGAGCAGAGTATCGAGCAATTCTCCCAATCGCATGAGTATTTTGAAGATGTGAAGTTGCACATGGCTGACTTGTTAGACAAAGGCTTTGCAACAAACCTCGATGATGCTTATGCGAAAGCAATCAGACTTAATGACGAAGTATTCGGCAAGTACCAAGCTAAACAACTTGAGGAAAGCAAGCGTCAGGATGTTTTGAAAGCAGACCAAGCAGCGAAAGCTGCAAAGGCGGCGGCGGTATCTGTTCGGGGCGCTCCAACTGGAGTAACCCACAATCCTACCCCTGCCACAACTGAGGACGCAGTTCGTCAAGCGATGAAACTGCATGGGTTAATCTAAATAGGAGTAATAATCATGGCTTTTGCCAATACTGCAATCAGCGATATTATCGCTACAACAATCGAGTCTCGTACCAAAAAGGCACAAGACAACTTGACCAACAATAACGCGCTTTTGATGCGTTTGTCTGAGCGTGGCAACATCAAGACCGTGTCGGGTGGTTCGACAATCTTGCAAGAGATTTTCTACAACGACCCCAATACTAACTTTGCTGGTTCTTACAGCGGTTACGAAACAATCAATATCTCTCCAGATAGCCCAATTAGCGCGGCTCAGTTCACTCTGAAGCACTACGCTGATGCAGTGACTATCTCTGGCCCTGAGATGTTGCAAAACAGCGGCACAGAAGCAATGATCGAATTGCTGGCCACCCGCGTTGAAGTTGCTGAATCTCGCCTGCGTAACAAGATTGACTTGGACTTGCATGGTGACGGTACTGGCAACGCTGGTAAGAACTTGGTAGGTTTGTCTGCGATGATTGCAGCCTCTCCTTCTACAGGTACTTACGGCGGCATCGACCGCGCTTCTTATAGCTTCTGGCGTAACGTAGCTAAGACTGGCACTGCTGACTTTGGTGGTGCTTTGACTACCTCGACAATCCAGAACGCAATGAACAGCACTGCTTTGTCAGTAGTTCGCGGCACGGACCATGTTGACTTGATCTATGCAGGCACTAACGCATACTCCATGTACCTTGGCTCGCTGCAAGCAATCCAACGTATCACCGATGAGAAATTGGGCGCTGCTGGTTTCAGCTCCTTGAAGTTCTACGGTGGCGCTGGCTCTGCTGACGTTGTTCTAGGTGGCGGTATCGGTGGCAATGCAACAACTTCTGATATGTACTTCATCAATACGAAGTTTGTTCACTTCCGCCCTCATAAAGACCGCAACTTCGTAGCAATCGGCGGTGATCGTCAAGCAGTCAATCAAGATGCAGTAGTTCGCTTGCTTGGTTGGTCTGGTGCTTTGAC